AATGAAAAGACCGATATACTTTGTCCACTTTGCAAAAACGATGAGCGATTTTGTTAATGGAAAAATTGCTCAGACGACAACTTTTGAACAAAACGAAAAGACAATCTTTGGTGATTACGAAACAACGCAAGTAGTGTACACAGGAGATGGAAACACATTTGTGTTTTCTCAGGACAATACAACATATGGCGATTGGTTATAAGTATACTCCGGTTATCAAAGGAAAGGGATTTTGTCATAATCCTATTGGAAAATACGGAATTCCAAAGTACGCAGATAGCCGGGCTAACCAAAAGGTGCTTGGCACCACAGCACATCAGAATTGGTGGGAAGAGCAGTTCCATTATTTAGAACATGGACTTGAAACGGGTGGGCAATTTATCACTCCAAACTTTTATTGGTATCTAAATTTTTGTCCGATTGCTACGATCGGCAGAGGGTATCACTTGCCTGATTATGTAGATTACGACAAAGAGTATTTCGATACCTATGCCTATGCAAAAAGCATCAATTGGGGTACGCTGAATTTAAAAAAGCGTCGTGGTGGATTATCTGAGAAAGCGGCAAAGGGAATTTTGGGATATGGTATGTATATGACTCCAGAGAAGTACCAATGCGGTCTTGCAGCTGGTTTAGATGATTATGTTACCGATATGCGTACAAAGTTCAGAGAGCTTAACTTGTTATTGCCGCCAGAGCTAAGAATGCGATTTAAGCTATCCGATACAGATGACCTGATCATTGCCGGATGGAAGCAAGATGGAGATCCGCAAGGAAGCCAGAACACCATGTATTGCAGAACGATGTTCAACAATCCCAACGTATTCAAGGGAAAGTTCATGAACGATGTTCTTTATGAGGAAGCAGGAGAATTCAAACATTTATTAAAAGGTTTCTCAGCTACCAATGCCGGATTGAAAGTCGGATTAAAACGAGAAGGAACACCGATCGTATATGGTACTTCAGGAAAGTCAGGATCCAAAGATTTCAGAGCAATGATTAAAGATGCTGAGCATTATCAGCTGATCTATAATTTTCTGCCAGGATACCGTTTGATGATTTCCGGATTCGTAGGAAGTAAAAATGCTGCAGGGCAACCGGAAGAAATTGTTCCAAATATCGACAAGCTTCAAAAAGAGCTTAATCTCTCCAGAGAGCAAGTTTTAGGATGTGAAGATGTAGAGAAGAATGATGAACGAATTGTAGCGGAGCGTCTGGCTTTAAAGAAAGCAGAAAATCCGGATCTTTATTTAGAGCACTTCTTAGACTTTCCCCGTACAGAAGGAGAAGCTTTAATGTCGATTGCTAGTAACAATTTCGACAAAGAAGCTATTGCAGATCAACAAGCATTTTTACTGAAACAGAAATATTCATTGTATTCCAAGTGTGTATTGGAATACAAAAAAAACGACGACGGAACTATTGGGGCTAATCCGGAAGTCATTTTAAGAGAAGCTACCGATGCTGACCGAGATGAAATGATTGTATTGGTAAGAAAAGGATGCGAGATCTCTTTGAACAATTTAGGCTATAAGCATGCTTATGCTGCAGGTGGCGACTCCTACGATCAGGATAGCGCATTGACGAGTAAATCACTGGGAGCGTTTGTGGTAATGGCAAGATCCGGGCATCCGTATAAAAATGCAAAAGGAGAATCCATTTCTCATAAACGAATTCCTGTACTGATCATCAGAAACCGGCCACGAAGAAAAGAGACGTTTTACGAGAACTGCTTAAAAGCTTCTATCTATTTCAATATCATTGGATTAACTATGTTTGACGCAGGTAAGCCATTGGTTATTGAGCATTATAAGACAAATGGAGGAAGACGGTTTTTAGCTCCACGACCATTGGCATTTGAAAGCGAAGACAGCAATCAGCGTCACGACTTTGGTATGCTAATGACAGGAGGAAGGAGAAGTAAGCCACAAATGATCTCTTTACTTCAGAGTTATGTTTTGGATGAATTAGATGAATGTGTATTTCCAATCATTGTCGACGGGTTCGCCAATTACAACGAGAACGATGAAGACTCCGACTGGGATGAGATAGATGCATTGGGTTTGGCTGTTGTTTGTGACATTGACAGAAAAATATTAAAAAGTAAGAAAGAGACAAAAAATGACTCTTCTGAACGGGAATATGTTTATAATGCCACCAGCCAGGGTTTCGATTTGAAAGTAAGCTCAGAAATGAATCAGGCCCGACAAGAGGTTAAGAATACACAGAAAAGGGAGCAAACGCCTAATGATATATTTTTAAATTTGTTAAATAGTGGACAGTTATAAAATTTTCATATTTTTGTAAGCATGTCAGATATCGAAGTACAAGCATCGCCGCCACCATACTTTCCGGGATTCAAAATGTACGATGAGCCTCCTGTGGGCTTTACAAAAGAATCTTATCAAAATCATTTATGCAGATCGGCGATCATGTATGCCATTCACAGATACAACAATCTGAGAAACTATCAGCTTTCTAAAATAAATCAGCTTTATAATTCTTTTAACGGACTGATCAATGAAACGCAATACATGTACATCAATCAGACGTACGGGAAAGACAATCTTGTAAGATACAAGGATTACAGATTGGGACGTATGAAAATGGAATTGCTTACAGGAGAGTGGCTGACAAGAGAGCGATTCAACAAAATAAGTTCTATTAATCCTGATGCAGAAACATCTCTTTATAACGACTTTTCTTTTCAGGTAGGATTAAAACATGCAGCTCCGGAGCTTAATAAGTTAAGACAAAACGGAGTTAATGTGCTTCCGGGAATGGAGCCAATGCAAATGGACGATGAAGACATATTTGATCTTTTATCGTCAAAAAGAAAATCTACCGTTGTCATGCAGTATCTTCTTGACAAAGGTATCAGTACAGAAATGCTTTGGACAAAATTGGCAAACACATTTACCGATCAAGCTATTGCTTCAGAAGCATTTTTCAAAACAGAGATCGACAGTGCCGGTTATGCAAGAGCAAGAGAGATAGATCCTCGCGAAGCATTATTTGAAGAGTCGGACAGAGATCCTTTTTTACAGAGAACGCCATATATCGGAGAGCGCAGACTTCAGTTTGTGCATGACATCATAGCACAGGTAGGACTCACACAAGAAGAGTACAAGCGACTTAATAGTGAAATGGAGACAGCACGTTCTCAAACCTTGGCTACAGGTACACAGATGCGTCGTAATGGATTCCAGTACCTCAATAAGCAGTTAGCTATTGAAACATGGTCAATCGAATGGATGGCAGTAAAACCATTGTTCATTATAGAGAAACCAGACAAGATCGGCGGCTCTCATAAAAAACAATTGAGCGACAAGTATTACAATGAAAATCGTTCTCAGATTGAAAAAGACGTAAAGAAGGGTAAGTATAAAATTCATAGTTATCCATTTGCCTATGTGTGGGAAGCGAGCTTATATGGAAGGGATATCTTCAAAGGAATGCGAGAGAAACCAAACCAAATCAGAGATAATAGCAATCCTTTTCTTTGTGAATATTCTTATTCTGGACTCCTCTTTCGGACTCATGATGGAGTGCGTATCTCGATTTTTAATACACTTGATCACGTTAGCGAGCTCTATAATATCACAATGCTTCATATTCGTCGTGAGCTAAACAAAGCCAAAGGAAAAGGTATTGCTTACGATCGAGCTTTTTTACCGGAAGGAAAACAGATAGAAGATGTTATTTCAAGAATGATCAATGATGGTGTTATTGACATTGATTCATCTACCGATAAAGCACAGTTTGCAGGTGGCGCAGTCCTGGCAAATATGTTGAAAGAATTCGATCTCGGACTTTCAAATAATTTCCAACAACTTGTTGCATTAAAGCAAGAGCTGGAAAGAACAACCGATGTTCTTACCGGTATCAGTAATTCCCGTCAAGGAAATACTCCGGCATCAATGACAGCTACCAATGCTGTAAATCAGATACAGGTAAGTCGTACTTCTACAGAATATTTATTTCATATGCATCACGAGTTCTGTAAAAAAGTAGTGAAGAAATTCATGAAATGCTTACAGCTCTCTTATGGATATTATCATCAAGACGAAGCAAAAACATTGCTTGGTGACAAAGCCGCTATGTTCCTTGATCAGATCAAATCGTTGCCGTTGGAAATGTTCGATTTGGAAATCACTGATGGAAGAAAAGAAACAGAGATCCGTCAAATGATGCAGCAATGGTTTCCACAAGCCATTAACAGCGGTGAGATGCGTGTTGTAGATGCAATGGAAGCTTCATTAGCGGGAACGATAGACGAAGCTGTAGGCATTGCAAAGAGAGGCTGGGAGCTAATTAAAAAGAACGAAGCAGAAAATGCTCAGGCTAACAATGATGCAAAATCTCAACAGATGATGCAAGTTCAGGCAATACAAAAAGAGAACCTGGATGAAGAGCGCAAATTCAAAGCGTTCATGGAAATGCTTAAATATTTGCTTGAATCAGGAAAGATCACACAGCAAGCAATGAATGAATATACAATAATGGCTGAGCAACTTATGGGAGCAGGTCAACCGGCACAAGCACAAACAGCACAAATACAATGATCACAAAAGAAGAAGCAATGAAGTTGTCAGCTCTTCTGTTTAACGCAGGAGATGTTTTTCACATTGCTCATTTAACAGCAAAGGGAGAAGGAAGCTATGCAAGACATAGCGCTTTGGGCGACCTTTATGATGCTGTACGTTCCGGCGCCGACGAGATCACTGAAATGCTTTATAGCTATATTGGTGTTTATTCTTTCGTTATCCCCGTTTCAGAGCAAAGAGAAGCGGTATCGTTTGCAAGATTTTTGAGAGCAAGAATGGTTGATTCTCAAAAATTATTATCTTCGATGCCTGATGTATTAAATAAATGGCAGGAAATTATGGGTATAGTTTCCCGTGGAATTTATAAATTGGAAAACTTAAAATAAAATGCAGGTCCCTAAATTGTTCACAAAAAAATTGGTGTCATTAAATGACAATCCAAAATCCGCTCCTGTTGAAAACTGGAACAAGCCACCTGATCCTCGTCCATCTATAACATTTGACAGCTCTCAGCTGCCAGCTGTAGCAGATTGGAAGGTAGGAGAAACGTATATGCTTGAAGTCAAAGTGGAGCTTATAGAAAGCCGCTTAGATAAAAGCACTCGCGGAGACCGTACTATTTCTCGTTTCATCATCACTCACGTTGGGGTAGAAAATGAAAACAAAGAGAAGTCTGAACCAATAGACATGAACCAATACAACCAATAAAATGAAACTATTCAAAAAATATTACAATCAAGACGCTGGCCCAGGAGCTAGTAGTGATGGTAATGGAGAACCGGCAGTTGTTGATGCTCCACTAGCAGCAGAACAACAACAAGCACCGACCCCTTCTTATGACATTGACAGCTTAAAAGAGCTAAAGGATTTCGGAGACGAACCTATAGAACCAGCTGCAGCCGCAGAAGGATCAGCGGATCAGAAGCAAAAAGCTCCAGAAATCCCTAAAAAGGAAAACAATGAATTTGAACTTGACCTTGAAGATGCTCCCGCAGCAACAGATGCTTCAAGCAAAGAAGAAGAAGTACAGTCTACCTGGACCGATGTAGCAAAAGTTGTTGGACTTGGAGAGATCAAAGAGGAATCTTTTGAAGCTTTCAAAGAAAATTTCAGCGCAAAGCTTCTTTCGGAACGCGAAGCTGGACGAAAAGAAGGGCAATCCATTACAATGGAAAAATGGACAGATCAGCAAAAAGAACTGTTTGATTTTCTTGCCGTAGAAGGAAACACAATTGATAGCTTTATTAATCCGCTATCTATTTACGATAAATATCTGAGCCTTGACGATAACGCCTTGCTCAGAGAAGATTACAAATTGCGTGGATACGAAGATCATAAAATTGATGATCTGATGGAAGAGCTGGAAGTTGATAACAAAATTGGCAACCGGGCTTATGAATTGCGCAAAACACTGGAAAATGGTAAAATTGCAAAACAGCAAGAGCTCATTTCCACAGCAAGAGAAAAGATAGAGTTTAAAAATAACCAAACAAGAGAGAAAGAGCAAAAAGAGTACGATTCTTTTAAAACGTCGTTGCATGCAACAAAAGATTTTATGGGAATTCCTATTTCTGAACGTTCTTTTAATGTCATCGAAGCAAAATTTAAGGATGGGGTTTACCGCACGCGGTTGGCAGAAGATCCAAAACTTGCTGCAGAGGTTGCATTGTATATTGAGTTTGGCGCAAAAGCCCGTGATCTTCTGGGCAACGATCTGAAAAACGAAGGCAGAATGCAAGTTCTTAAGCATGTTCAAAACATTGGTTTGCCCAATAGTGGCGCAGGTCGTGTATTAGGACAGGGAGACGAACTTAAAGGATTCGACGCCTGGGAGCAGAAGTTAAAAGAAGAACAAAACGCTCCTAAAAAGTAAGTTAGCTAAGTTGAGGTATAACCGTTAACTCAACTTAAAAATGAAAATTCAAACTATCCAAGGTAAGTTCGACGACACAGTAACAATGTCGAATAATATTACCGAGAATGCGCTGAAGAAGCCATTCCTTCGCGACATCATCGAATACGCTGATGCTCGTATGCTTTCTACGCTAATTGTAGCAGGAGCAAAAACGCCATGGGATCTTCGTACAGGAGATACAGAAGCGATCAAAACAAAGATCGGCAAGATTCCTGCTGACAAGATGATCGGTGATCATGGTATGCGTTACAAAGTTCAGGGTCGTATCCAGCAAAAAAGTGTTGTTATCGCTCAGGTGGGAACAACAGGAACAGATGGAACATTCATCCTGACAATGCGTGACAATCTGCTTTACCCGGGTATGATGGTGAAATTTTATCGTGATCATTTCTATGCTCGCGTAATGGGAACGCCGTCAAAAGTTGCCGGAGGCTGGAACTACACGTTCTTCAACGGAACAGAAGTGTTCAACTCCACAACACATTTACACCCAACAGGAGAATCTTATGCTTTCGGAGCATACACTTCTTATGGAGAAGGTTCTCTTCGTGGCTACTCTCGTAGCTTCTATCCTTCAGAATTCATCAACCACATGACAATCCAACGTAAAACGATGGGATTGACAGGTGACGCTCTTACAGACGTTACATGGTTTGTTGCTGATGGACAAAAAGGCTGGAGATACACAAAAGAGATTCAGTTACGAATTCAGTTCTTGATGGAAAACGAGCACGCTAAGTGGGACGGAACATCGAACATGAAAGACGTAAACGGAAACCTTTTGGCTCGTTCTCTTGAAATCGATCAGGAGACAGGTTATGACATTGTTCGTGGTGACGGTGTTATTCCTCAGATCCAAGGTGGAAATGAGCATTACGGCTCAGGAACAGATGGTCGTCAGACTATCGAAGACGTTATTGACATGGTGAAAACTTTGGAGAAACGTTCAAACAGTGTTTATGGTAAATTGTGGTATGTAGTAACCGGAACAGAAGGATACTACCATGCACAAAACCTTCTTCGCGATTACCATGTGAATTACATGGGTGGTCGTACGACAGGTGGCCAAACGAACAACATTGGAGGGGAGAACATTCCTGTAGGAGGAAATTTCGACACATTCAATATCGCTGGTAACCAGTTGATTTTTGTGAAAAATCCGGGATGGGACGATCCTGAGAAATGGTTCGAGACAAGTTCTTATGGCTACAAAGTTCGTGAGAACATGTGGTTATTCCTTGATCCAGGTTCTATCGAGCGTCCAAACATTGAGATCCTTACAAAAGGAGCTTATGGCATTAACCGTTCAATGGTTGAAGTATACATCAATGGTTTGACTGGTGGAACAGAGCGTCCATTACACAGCGTAGATGCTGTGTCATTTGAAATGTTGAAACAAGACATGATCGTTATTTATAACACCATGACTTGCGGTATCATCCACATTTCTCCAAACTGATAATTAAATCCAAAGCCGGTAGCCCAAGAGCTGCCGGCTTTTAATAAAACAAACTATGAACAATTATAATTTTCAGCCCCAGGTGGTTGACGAAACACCGGTATTCAACTTTGCGAATTCTGCACATTCTCAGTTTATCGAGAGAGAAGGAATCATTGTAGTACAGCCGATTTCACCAAGTCCTCACAGAAACGAAACACTTACCATTGGAGGGTTTAAAGGTTTTGGCTATTGGGACAAAGGAAAAACGCAGAAATACTGGTTTGGAACAGTAGTTGGAAACAATCCCGACGGAAGCAAAAAGTTCAAAAAGATCAACATCGTCGATGGACGAATGTATCATTTGAACAATCCTGAAGATGCAATGGAGTGGCACATATTACGCCACCATTTCTCGATCAAAGGATCTGTTAACCAGTTTGGAAAAGCGAGATGGAAAGTTGTTGATGAAAGGAAAGATTCGAAAGAAACCATATCAAAATCGAAGGCATTTGTTGATGTGTATGAGTTTCTTGCTAAGATGTCAGATTCGCGGATAAAATCATTCGGACGTATTTTTGGACTAGATCCAATTAACAATCCGGCAGATGTGATCAAAGGCCAGTTGCTTGCAAAAGCAATGGAGAAGCCAAATCAGTTTATTCCGTACATGAAAGACACAGAAACTACTAACATCAGAGAAGCGTTTCATCGTGCGATTTCAACTAATGTGATTACGTTCAGATTGGACAGAGGCTATTTGTTTAACGATTCCATTCCTTTAGGAATCAATGAAGAAATGGCAATCGGTCACCTGATGGCAAACAAAGACTTGTTTATTAACATAGACATGCTTTCTCGCCAGAAGGACAACTCTCTGAATGCAGAAGAAAAAGAATACAAGATTCCATTCTCAGCAAAAGCTCCACAAGAGCTTTCTCAGGATGATATTGGTAAAAGCACAAGTGATATCATTGATCCAAACGACTTTTAATGAACTTACCTGAAATGCACGATAGAGTTGATTTTTGGGCGGATACGGTCAAAAGTCCTCGTTATACAAGAAAACAAAGAGATGCCGCTTTGAACATTGCCATTGATTCTTTTGTAAAGGATCGTTATGACAACATCAAGGTTGCTGATCGGGACAGAGTTCCGTACTCTTTTGAAATTGTAGAGAGGATAAAAGAAGAGCTGTACACCATTACAGAGATCGATTATCCGGCTTTGGTTGTAAATAATCAAACACCAACGCCTCCGGAATTTCTTTATCATATCGTTTCATTTGTAGAAGTCGCAGGAAAAAGGGTATTGTCAATTCCTAAGCCTTATGTAGAAAATGATCTTAGTCAGAATTCTTTTGCAAAACCTTCATTGGACCAACCGGTTCACAGAAGGACACCAACAGGATTCAAATACGATGTAGGATCAGCTTCTATCAACAGAGCATTCATTAGCTACATGAAAATACCTGCTCAGGTAAAATGGAACGAAACAGCAATTACAGCTGGTATTACCGTTCTTGTACCCGGAGAATATTATTATGTAGTTTCAGGCACAGCGATTCAAGGAGCTATACCTCACATTGCAGATACAGTATTTATAAGCCTAGGAACCGGATTTGTTGGTACAGGCGTTTTAAATAGAATCACCAACTGCAATTTACCGGTGCACACTCATGAAGAGATCTGCAAAATTGCATCTTCTGTTCTTACGGGAACATTTGAAGATTACAATAAGAGCCAAAAAATTGACATGGAATCAAAACGAGCATAAAAAAAAGTATATTTACAACACAATTCTTTAATCAATAAAAACACATAAATTCTAAACAATCATGAAAGGAAGAGATTTTCAACCAGAAGTAGCGTTTTCGCTGCTTAATGATCAGGACACAGCTGATGTGCAAACACCAGCAGGAACTGATCTAGTAATCATTACAGGACTACCGGCATTTCACACAGATGAATATCTCGGTTATTCTTCAGAAGCAGCTGTAGCTGAAACAGCTCAGATCGCTCGTATCACAGGATCTGCAGTAACAGTTGCAACATCTACACGTTACACGATCAAATGGGGAAATTCAAGTACTCAGGAGTTCGGATACATGGGATCGTTGAAACCAGTTTCGTACAACTCTCCAGCAACACTTGGAACAGCAGCAACAGAAAGACACAATATGTTTGTCGACCTTGCTCGTAAGATTAATCTTGATCCTCGTAATTTCCTTACAGCGTATCCAGTGGTATCACTGACACATGCTGCAGGAACATTTGTGGTAGGTGAAGTATTGACTGGTGCGACCACAGGAGCAACAGGGGTTGTTACAACATCTTCTTCAGGAGCTTGTACTGTAAGACTAACAAGTCTTTCTCCGTATAAAATTTTTACGGGAACAGAAAACCTTGACGACGAAACGGGAACAGGACCATTTGCCCTTGTTTCAGTTACATTGGGGACAGCATTGGATCTTATTGACGATGGCGGATATTATGACGCTAAAGGAAAGAAGAAAGGCGCAACAACGATTGAATTGTCAGGTGGATGGAACAATTCTAATTACCTTACAATTTCTACAGCTGCGGTTTATTCAAGAGGCCAGGCTGCAGATCTTACAGCTCGTATCCCTGTTCTGGAAAGAACATCAGGAAACCTTGCTTCCGGTCAATGGAATATGGCACTGAACAATGCTCCTACATCAGGAAAGACGTACATCAAATACTCGATCAAATTGCGTAAATACTCGCAAATGAGCGCTTCTATGTCAAATGGAGCACAATCAGTTGATCAGGTGTATGTAGTGTATGCTCGTACAGATGCAGCTGGACAATCCAACTTCCAGACAGCAATTGCAGCTCTGTAATAAATAGTTGATAGTTTTTTATAAAAGGAGTCGAATAATCGGCTCCTTTTTTTATTTTTGCTAAAAGCATAACCAATGACACTTCGCGACATAAGATCAGATATTCTGTTAATAGCTCAGCATAGCAAGGTTTCGAAAGATCGTCGTCTTTGGGAATCTCATATAGATTTTTTGATTCATAAATACAGGGAGACAGCGATCAGCGAAGTTTATACAAAAACAGGCATGATCGATCCTATATGGATTCAAGATCTTGGTGTGATGAATATGGATGTTATTGATGCTGCCGAAGAGGTTCAGGTAGCTTGTGCTGGCCATCAATTAGGCAAAGCGATGCTTCCTGCGATACTTCCTTTAAAAGGAAACAATGGAGTAATTAGAGTAAGTGGTAGTTCAAGAGATAAGACTTATTACGATATTGATGTTGAGCGTTTCTTTGATTTGGATCCGACCTCTTTAAGATCAAAGTTCAACTACTACTTCAGAATAGGCCAATCATTTTATTTGTCACCGGCGCCGAATGAAGCTCACTTTGCATTGATACTTTCAAATCCGATGGATGGATTTTTCTTTGACAATACAATTCAAAGAACTATCAAACCAGAAATGGTTTATAGAGTTTCAGAAGGTAGCATTACATACAACAACATAACCTATACTGCAGGAACAACTTTTACAGGAGCATTTCCTCTTACTGTTTATACGGGAAGTGGAACGGTTTATTTTGACAGGATGCGTCGACCAATGACAGAAGACGATTCTTATCCATGCAGTTTCCTTATTGCTCAGATGATCGTTTTAAATGTGCTTACAAAAGATCTGGGATTAGAAGCAAAAGCTGTTGCCGATTTAAAAAATGACAATGCCGATCAGTTATCCTTAATGCAACAACAATGAGAAAGGTAAAACTTACCGTTATAGCAGAAAAGACAAAAATGATTTGCGATACAGTGTATGGCTTTGATGATGTTTTCGCTGTTATGCGAAAAAGGAAAACAAAGTACAGACATGAGCGTCAGCGATCTTTGAAAGTGATCAATACTTATTTCCATTTAAAAATGCTTGCAGTGCTAGAAGGACACAAAGTTCAGTTTCTTAACGGTATGACAATTCAAATTGTAAAGCAAATGAGATTGCGTCCTGTAGTATGGGACAACGCTTTTTTCTGTGGAAAGCCTAATCAAAAGTATGCTTACAATCCATTAAGAGCCGGGTATCAATACAAGTTTCTTATTCAATGGGACGAGCTTGAAAACAATGGAATGCTTTTCAGAGTTGCTCCGAAGTACAGAAAGATGTTGCATAAAATTTTAACCACTACCGATAAAGAATATCCTACCTATGAGCATACAGCGACAAGTATCAATTAAAAGAGCTGTTCAGCAAGCGCTGGATAACTTGGGTATAGAAACCAATGAGATGATCCCAAAGTTTCAGGTGTGGGCTGTAGAAGCAGAAAACCGTATTGGCAGCTATACTCAGTACGAAAGAAAGATTTTTGTTCTTGACGTAAAAGGATGTACAACTGAACTTCCTTGCGAAGTAGTTTCTGTAATGGGTGTATTGATGGGAGATTATGGATGCGATTGCGGATTAAAATTCCGTAACGTATATACGTTCATGAGCTCTCAGGCACGAGCAACGCCAACATTTGGATTTCTTGTTATTGACGGAGGACAGATAAGCATGAACGCAAATATTTCATGGAGGATATCTGACAATTCAATTGTTTTTAACAATAGCTATCCAGAGGGAAAAATAACAATAGAAACGTTATCTCGCAGAGTAGATGAAAAAGGATGGCCTTTGATCAATGAGAATCATGTTTATCCAATCGCTGAATTCATAGCTTGGATGTATATGAAAATGACTCGTCATAAAATTGGCGGATATAATTATTCAAGAACGGAAATTGGAGATCAGTTCATGACATGGAGCCGGATGGCTGCACATGCTCATGCAGAAGATGGTGCTCCGGGACCTGCACAAATAGCATCAATTGTGGCGGCTTACAATGATCCGCTTAGTGGAATGGGAAATGCATTCTGGTTATATCAAGACCCTTATTATGGACTACGCTCAATCGTTTGAAAAAGGTATGGTGCAAGATTTCGCCGATCAACCCGGTGGAACATTTTATGCATCCAATGCTTTTCAGCTTATAAGTAAATCAGGAAACACTTTTGCGCTAGAAAGCCCAGAAGGGAATCGATATGTTTTTTCTTTGTCTAAAGGCTATATTCCAATAGGAGCTTGTGGTACACTTGACAAAATCATTGTTCATAGTACAAAAGATGATTTGAGTGAGATAGGAATTGTAACAGGACTTCAGCAATCTGTTTTTACTTACAATCCAATCTACAACACAGATCTTGCTTATAGCATAGAATATCCTATCGAGTGTGTTATTTTTCCTGAGAACGAAAAAGTAGAACGTATTTATTGGACAGACAGAAAAGAAGTTCCTCGGTGTTTAAATATTTTAGATGCCAGACTTTATACTGAATTCGCAGTAGGTTCGGTTTTGCCAATAGGCAAATACATGGTTGTGTTAGGAGTTGTAAACTTTAATGGTGTTTTATACGGTCCACAAAACAGTCAGACAGTATTTGAGGTGACAGCATTGACTCCTAATACATATTCTGTTGTTGGAGCTGCTCCGTTTCGAGTTATCGAATACATTGACAAAGATATTTTAGAACTTACTCCTTCAGCTATTCTTGGTGGTATAAGACTAAATCGACCTATAACGGGAAGTGCAAAAAATGGATCATGGATTGCTACCTTTCAATTAATAAGTGAAGAAGGAGCAAGTACACCATGGTCAGTTCCATGCTTTCCTATTATTGTTGCCGGTCCTGATTCCGTTGGAAATACGATCACTAATTATCAGCTTCATGAAGGACATTTGTTCACTGTTGATTCTACGCAAGGTTTTGAGCTTTTGATTGAAAACATTGATCAGAGATACAATCGTATTCGTGTAGCTGTTGTTCATGGCACAGATTATCAGGTGTACGAAAATCCAATTGTAATATTTGATGGAGAAGTAACCGGATCAACGATGATTGTTCCTTATACAGGAGTAGAATCGATTGAAGAGCTTGTAGAAGAAGATTTGGCTAAATATTACAAAGTCATTAAAAAAATAGGAACACTTGCTATTGTAAATAACATATTGTTTCCAGGGAATATAGAATATTTAAAAAATGCAAAGTGGGACCCGTCTGTTGGTGTTACCGCAAAGTGTATAAAATACGATTGTTTTCACGATCAGAGAGGCCCGGACTTTAATGGTCATTTGGTAGGTCACTATCCTGTATTGAATCCGATAAGTCCGGTTGGCCCTGTAAACACTATCAGAAACAATCAGTGGTACAGAGTAAAGCAAGGTTCAATTACATACGAAGGGAACACCTACAATCAGGGAGATATGTTTCAGGGAGCTTCGCTGAGTTTAAGCGCAACTGCAGAAACATTCACTCCGATAGGAATAGGAAAGATAGAAGCTGTAATAAGAATAAAAAAATACAACGATCTTCTTGCCGACAAATATCAAATCACTCCATTAGAAAATGATTTCTACGACGGCAAAGGAATGGCTGTTAATCATTATCTGAAAAGCTTATGGAGAGGTGAACGTTACCGCTATGGATTGCTTTTGATAGACAAAGCCGGAAATTCAGACTATGTTCGATGGCTTACAGATAAACAAGTTCCGGAGCAGTTTCATCGTGCATCAGATTTAGATGATCTTGGAAATCCTATAGGATTTAATATGAATCTTCTTCCATTAGATGAATACGGTCTTTCTAAAAATCCTAGCGACCCGAATCAGCGAAGAGTGATCAGGCACATTGGAGTTGAAATAAACGGAATTGATTTCAATGAACTTTTAAGTGAATTGGGATTAGTAAGTTTTGACGATTTAAAAAAATATTACAGCGGATGCTCAATCGTCCGTTGTCCTCGTGATGCAAAGATTATAGGTCAGGGAATGGTGTTTCCAACAACACGACCTGGCTTTACTCCTCCAGCTGGATTCAGTAGCTATTTGTCTCCAATGGCAGCTAGAAAGATGTATTGGGACGACAATGCGGCAAATCAGCTAAGAGGATATTATACATTTTATTGCCCGGATTTTCAAATGCAATGGAATGACAATCCTAAATTCAATGATGCCGTTGATGTAATGGCTCTCGGAGTTTACGACTATCAGGGACCTGACAATGTTGTTGCCAATCCAGGATCGACATGGAGCAATGTAGATAAGAATATTGCTTATTACCCTGTATATGGAACATATGCTTCAGGAGGATCTGTAAAAACTTTTTACAAAAACAATTCTTTAGAGCAAATAGAATTTGGTGCTACCGGTGCTGTTGGTGCATCAGGATTTGTCTTTGACAATACAGCTCATTCAGCGGGATATATCTTTGGAGCATCAGGAGCAAACCATGACGCAAGAGGTTGTCGTGCATCAGTGATCAATATAGATCCTGTAGAACCGGATAATCAGGTTTACGAAATTGCTAGATCTGTTATCAATATCAGGAATTCAAAAACTAGCTTTTATGGAGGAAATGCAAAATCTGCAAAAGCTACTAATCAATATATTTCTACAAACCACTATCAAGCTTTTGATGATGAGTTCATACAGATGCTCATTAACATGAACGGTATTTATAGCGGTATCGAAGTTTATGGTGGTGATGCGAATATTGGACTTTATGATGTTATGCGTATTACCAGAGCAACAGGACTAGAGGAATGGAATCACGCCATTGTATTTCCTGTAGAATCTAATTGCAACTTTTTAATGCGTAACGGTGTGCATGTGGCAAAAACAGGAAGTGATGCTATCTGGGAAGGAAACCCGGAAGTGCACAGTTTGCCACATTCGTTCTCCAACGATCATCTTATTGCTCCATATACAGCTTTACCTGACCGGTTTGATCCAATTGCCAGATATCCTTATCGTGGACTTTTCAGTTTAAAGAAAATCGCAGGAGAAGAAATTGACGGATTCAGGAAATTTGAACCTACGGCATTCAGAGATGTAAGCGGTATTGGCGGAGCTATTACAAATTTCAGAGCGCAGAATATGCGACTGTTCTATTGGCAGCGCAGATCCGTTGGATACATTCCAGTGAATGAACGACAGAGCATATCCTCAGCTGTAGGACAACCTACTGTTATAGGCCAGGGAGGTGTAATGGAGCGTTATGACGAGCGCACAAGCTACTTTGGCAATCAGCATCAGTTTGGATTGATAGATACGCCAGACGGCTTTGTATGGATCGATGTAGAAAGAAAAGTGCTTTGTTCTATGACAACAGGATTAGAGATAGTTCCGCTTGACGTAGCCAAAGGAATGAACAGTTTTTTCCAAAAACGATTAACAGGAGACTTGTTTCATTATGATGCCCCTACAAACGGAAGAGGAATCTCAGGATATTATGATCCTCAGATGGAGAGAGTAGTAATTTCTGTAATGGGAACAGCTAACGACTTCACTATTACATATGATCAAATGAATGCAGCTTTTACCGGGATCATGCCATTTAAGGCAGGGCTATATCATGTTTTTCAAAATATGATATTTGCTATGAATCCACAGATCTTAACCCGGCAACTATTGACAAATACGTCATATGTAACTGGAAACGTAGTTCAGCAAGGAGAAGATGTGTATGCTTGTATTTTAGATGTATTTTATGTTAGTGGACTCTTGTCGATAGACCCTTTCCACTGGGCGAAGATTTTCAGCATAAACGATGTTTTTGTACAAAACGAAGGAGATATAGCAAAGTGGTTTGGATATGTTTTTCCTAGCGATATTCGATACAGCGTTCTCGGAGAAGATTTGAATACACAAAAAGTATTTGATAATGTAGAGTTTCGAAGTACAAAAGAATTCTTTGATGTGCTAGAAGCTTCTACCGTTGATCAAAATGCTGTAGATTTCAACATACAGCAATACGATAAAAATTATCAGTACCGAAACAAAATGTGGATGGGATCACTACCTTTAGCAGCGGATGGTCGTTTGGTGGGAAACAAGCTTACTCTTTTGCTGACAAAAGATAATCGGTTAAACGGATCACCAATTACAAGTAAAAACGAAAAAATTGTTCTTAACACAGCGAAAACGACTTATCGGACTCGCTATTAATTCGTAGCAGAATGGATTTAATGAAAAGAGATGCCCGCGGATCAGGGTTTGTAGATAAGCTAATTGTTCCTAGAGCAGAGGAGAAGATCCGTAAAGAAAGAAGCAATAAAGCTATTATAGGAGCTCCCGATGATGAGAACGCTTCAAATCTTAGCGGTGGCATTGCTACGGCTGGAGGTATTGGTGCAAGCATTATAGGAGCATTGGATACCGATCCTGATATTGGAGCTGCAGATTATGCAAAGAATGGAATGTCGATGGCAGCAACAGGTGCTACCGTAGGCGGTCCAATTGGAGCCGGTGTTGGATTAGTTGCAGGGCTTGGAATGACAGCATTTCAACAAGCTCAACAAGAAGAGTTGCAACGACAAAAAAATATAGCTCAGGGTTTAGTTATAGGACAAGCTCGTGCCGGCATGCAAGGCTTTGTCGATGGTGGAGAAGTGAAGCCTGCGCCTGTTAAAATTAAAGAGTCAGGGGTTTATGATCCGTATGCTCTTATGAAATCAATGAGAATGGGAGACATGAGAAAAGGTGCTCCTATTGATACTTCATGGAACAATCCTGTTGATCCAACACTGAAAGAATTCAATAATAAATTAATTCCCAATCAAGGGAAAATTGATATTGGTATTGTTGGTAAACCACCTTTGTATGGTGAAGGAGGTTCTACTAATCCTTTAACTCAAGTACCTCAAGGATATTTTTTAAATACTGGTCAATATAATAAAACTCCTCAAGATTTTGGAGCAAGACCTCAAGTTAATAAAACATATTATCCAGGACAAAATGCAGCTAAAGGAACTATTGAAGAAGATTATACTATAGAACAACTTTTAATGCCTGAGCCTCCTTTAGGATATTATGCAAAACAACTTACAAAAGGTTGGAAACCACCTTTGTTAGGTATGTTCAAAGGAGGACAAGTTACCAGCCCTAATGTTGAAAAAGGAAAGCAGGCAGTAAACCGTCAAGGTCTTGCTGTAGGCGGTCCGGTTGAAGGAGCAGGTACAGCAACGAGCGATGATGTAGAAGCTAAGTTGAATCCAGGAGATTTTGTTGTGCCAGCTTCCAATGCTAAAATTGCAGAACAGCTGAGACAAATGTATTTTGGTCAAAGTGATGAAGTAAATCATGGAGACAAGAAAGGAACAGCTCCTGTTGCATTGAGTAATGGAGAGCATGTTTTCACTAAAGCAGAAGCCGATGTATTAAAGCAAAATGGTATCAATTTAGATATGCTTGCTCCTAATGCAGAAAAAACTGGTTATGGATATTACAAAGGTGGCCCGATTAAAGGAAAGAACAGTGAAGTAAAACATGCTGTTTACACTTCTGACAAACCTGACGAAAATCAGGAAAGCTTTGAAAGAAAAAAATGGGCTCCAAAAATTGAAAAACTTTACAAGAATCCAAATGTTCGTGCATACCTCAATGGAATTATGCATGGAGAGACAGATCCTAAAAATGCCGCTGAAGGAAAAAATCCTACATCTTCAGCGAAAGGATATTTTCAGTTTTTAAAAGGAATTAACAAAGCCATAAAAGACAAGTATGGTTACGAAGGACAGAATAAAGATATAGCTGAATCTGCAAAAGCAGCTATTGCTTTAATGATTGATAACGGAGCAGCTGACTCTATTGCAAAAGGAGATTTTGAAGCAGCTGATAAGCGATTAAAAACAGTTTGGACTTCTCTTCCAGGAGGCAAAGAAGCGAATACAAAATCTGACTCAATTCCTCAGATAAGAAAAGAATTTCTTGAAAATAAGGGAAAGATAAAATCTGTTCCAGGAGCTAAGTCTTATATTCCATATGAAGATCCAACAAATGCCAAATCGACTAAAAATCCTGATGGAAAAACAGGAGTAGTAGTATCTGCGCAATCGTATTCAAAGAACCCGATGAACAGAAACCGGTTTATTGAAACTTCTGACGAAGAGCTTCCTGTTGCTGGTGTTGCAGCTACGGCCGCTAAAAAGGATTCAAATATTGTAAAAAGTGATGATCCGGAGCTGACAAAGAAATACGGAAAAGTCACTGATATGAATATTGATTTTTTTGCAAAAAAAGTTTTGGAGAAAATTGGTGCTCCTGTTACAGAAAAAAATATTGCTTCAATGGTAGAGTGGGCGAAGCAAGAAGGGAATACAAAAGGGGATCGTGCAAGATGGAATCCATTTAATACATCATTAAAAACATCTACAGCAATTGGAGATTTCAATAATCATGGTGTAAAGCATTATCAAAACTTTGAAGCAGGAGTTCAAGCTACAGCTGATACATTGTTAGACAAAAAAGGCAGATATAAAGACATTGTTGAAAAGCTGAAAAACGAAAGCGATGTTACAGAAATAAAAGATGCCATTGAAAGAAGTCCGTGGGGGACTGATTTTGGAAATAGAAGCAAGTATTATGATGAAAAAGGAAATCCAAAAGAAGGAGCTATTGTTCCTTCTTCTAAATCAGGATCCTCTGTAACACCAAAAACAACAACTCCGGTTCAGAAAGCGGAACCATCAAAATATAAAGCTGGCGATTTGCATGCTTCTAAAAAGAGAATTGACGAGTTAGAAAAAAAGCTTGCAGATAAAAATGTCAAGCCAAATATTGATTGGAAAAATTATACTATTCCTGACGAAGTTGATCCATTAGGCTTGACAACTAAAGAAGCAAAAGCTGATCGTGAAGAGCTTCGAAAAGAATTAGCAAAATTCAAAGAAATTGATTCAACGTTGAATCCTAAAAAATCTGATGTTCCTGATAGCGGAGTTCGATGGACAAAAGCAGAAGATAAAGGTTTTAATAAAAAAATTAACAAGCCTTTTGAAAAAGATCCAATGCTTGATGTTATTGGTGCTGGAATTGATGCTGACAAGAAAGATATGGATGCTCTTCTTGAAAAAGGAGTAACAGAAAGAAGAGAAGCTCAACAAGCACTGCCTGTTCCTGAAAAAGCTTCTTCAGGAATTCAAGGATTGATAGATCGACAATCAAAACCAGAACAAAAGATTTCTCAAACAATGAGTAATAATCCTATGTTTGGAGATCATCCTTCTGATCACTTGAAAGAAGATCCTGAAGTTTCTTTGTTCAGCAAATTAGGTGAATTTGGAGGACTGTTTGCATTAGGACAAACAGCGATGGGTCTTGCCGGTCTTGCTTCGAGTAAAGATCCCGGAACATATCCCGGAGATCCAAATCTATCTACACAGCTCGGACAAGCTCAAATGGATGCCACCCGATTGAATCCCGCTGTTCGTGCCAATGCAGAAACTAATTTAGAGCTTACCAGACGCACTCGAAATGCAGAAGCATCAAGAATGTCAGCCGGTGATGTAGGTCTTGCTATGGGCGCTTCTCGTGAGTCTGCGATAGACAAAAATCGTGGAATAATGGGACTTGCTCAGCTGGAAGAGCAAACACAGCAATCTAAACTTGCTCGTGTAGATCAGAGAGTAGATGCTTTGTCAGCTGATAAAGGAAAGGTTTGGGATTCTAAAAATCAACGATTCATAATGAATCAGGAAGCCTCAGCTGGGTTGTTGAATACTGGTATAACAAATTTTATCGGAGCGCAGAATTATTCCAAATATATGCGTGATCTTGGTCAAGCGCAAAATCAGGAAATCACAGCAGCTATCGGTCAAGGGTTTAAAGATCTAGCAGAAACATACAAGCCTCAAAAATAACACACTATGTCATTATTAAATTTTGGTTTATATCAAGGGTTGTCAGCAAAGATTCCGTATGACAATATGATGGATCGCGAAACAAAGCTTGCTGAGGTTCGCCGTCAAACTCGTGTTGATGCAGAAAACAAAGCAAAGCTTTTAGGTGACGATATGAAATTCGCTACTATGACAAGCGAATTTCAGCGTGA